CGATATTGCTAAACAGGTGCAATTTAACCGCCAATGGCTACCGCTTGAAACGTGGAAGGTTCTTTTAATTTCTGCTCACGCAGAAGCAACGAAAGAAGGTTCTTGTTTGGTCACAGGATTGGAAGGCGAATTAGTGAATATTCGTGAGAGTACGGCTCAAATGAGCGTAAAACGAATGGCAAGTTTAATCGAATATGCAACTTCGTGGGGTGTTTCTAATGGGGTGCATTTTAATGACAGATGGAATTTTTGGGGGGTGAAATGATGGAAATTAAATCTTTTTCTTTTGGAAAATTAATTGCGGATTTAGCTATTGTTGGTGGCTTTGTTTATTCGCACTTGTATCTCACGGATAGTGCAGTAGTAAATGTTTATATTTGGGCTTTCTGGGCATTTTCTATTTTAACTTTAATGTCTGCGTTTATTAAGCCCACTAAGTTTTTGTTCACGGAAAACAGAGCCAAGCAAATGATTATAAGTGAGTTAACTATTAGCTTGGTCTTGGTTTATTTTGGGTATCCAGTATTAGCTACGGTCGGTTTTATATCAACTCTTGCTTATGCTGGCTGTAGAACTGTAAAGAACAACAAGAAAACAGGTAAACACAATGAGTAGTTACTTCTGCCCAAACTGCCAATCAATTCTTAAAGACTGGCGTAGGTTTTCTGAAAAAGTCAGAGATTAATAAGGAGAAGCCGTTTGCCTGTACTGGCTTGAAGTGCACTAAGCGGTGGAGTGAGAAAGAATTGGAGGCATTTAATGATAAAGCCGAAAGTGAAAACGCGTAAATGCAAATGCTGTGGTGGTGAGTTTAAGTCTGCGGATAGCTTTAGAAAATGGTGTAGTGCTGAATGTGGTGTGAAACTTGCCAAAATAGCCCAAGAGAAAGCACGTCAGAAAGCCATAGAAAAGCGAAATCGAGAAGAAAGGGCAAAGATTAAAGCAACGAGAGAACGCTTAAAATCTCGTTCTGAATGGCTTAAAGACGCTCAGGCTGTTTTTAATGAATACATTCGTTTACGAGATAAAGATGAGCCTTGTATTTCGTGCCAGCGTTTTCATCAAGGGCAATATCACGCTGGGCATTATCGCACGGTAAAAGCAATGCCAGAGCTGAGATTTAACGAAGACAACGTCCATAAACAATGCAGTGCTTGTAACAATCATTTGAGCGGAAATATCACAGAATATCGCATCAACCTTGTACGTAAAATCGGGGCAGAGCGAGTAGAAGCATTGGAAAGCTATCACCCTCCTGTGAAGTGGTCGGCTGAGGATTGCAAGGAAATTATTAAAACGTATAGGGCGAAGATTAAGGAGTTGAAATGATTAGATTGCATATCAGCATTGACGATATTTTGAATGTTTGGGTTCGTCGCTGGGCTTCTCATCGTGGGTGCCGTGGTTATCCATCATTACAATCCTTTATGCCTGAGGCGACTGTTAAAATTACCAAGTATAGTATTGATGAACTGTCAGAGGAACATTATCTTAAGCTAGATGAAGCTGTGATGACATTACACGATTTGAACTTAGAAGCCTATCAGGTGTTAATGGCGGTGTTTTTACAGGGGCAGGATAAGAAGAATATTTGTCTTGAAATGCAGATCTCACCGAGAACCTATGACAACCGTTTACGCACCGCACGAGATTTTATGGAAGGAGCGGTATTTGGTTCGGGATTGATTAGACTGAAGTTTTAGGCGTATTGCTACGCCTTATTTTGTTCTGCAAACAGCTTAATACCTTGAGTAACAATTTGCGTTTTAGACAGACCCGATTGTTCAGAGAGTTCGGTTAGTAAAGCGATCACATCTTCGTGGAGTTTAAAGCCAACCATACGCACCCCACGTTTTTTATCGCTTTTCTCTTGAATTTCTTTTTTTGTTAGTGCCATTTTCGCTACCTTTGGTTGATTTTTAAAACTGAAGTTGTTATATTAGGAGCCGTTGGGGGACACTCTCACATATCCCCCGCAGGGTTATCTATTAACTAGTAAGCGTAATTGCTTACCACCAACAAGATAACTAGGATGATTAGCTTCCAAGGCATATCCTAGCTCCTTTTTTGAGACCGCTCACCAGAAGGGCGGTTTCTTCATTTTTAGCCCTTGCTAAAAACAAAGTTATTATAGTTTAAACTATATTTAATTGCAATAGTAAAAACTACATTATTTTATTTGACAACCCCAAAACTTCAGAGTAGTATTTATCCCAAAGGTCTCAAAAGCCTTATAAACAGCGGTAATTCACCCCGTCAGCGTGATTTTTTTTGTTTCTATTGTTTGTTACCAAAGAACTTTAGAACAAAAGTAACAAATTTAATTCAATGGTCGGCAGTGCGAAGAATACAATACCCGAAAGGGAAATAATTCCGCCTGACTGTTTACAGGTTTTGAGCTGCCGACCGCCCGATTTATCGGGATTTCTCTCAAAAGGAATAAACAGATGACTACTCAAATTTCAACTCAAACATTCTCATTCTACGGTTCAGAACTTATCACATTAAAAGTCGAAGATGTAATCTACACAGCGGTCTAGCTAATTATTGACAACCCAAAATAAAATATCGTAATATTGGACCATAGAGCTTCGAAAACTCTTTGTAACAATCAGAAAATTTCATCAATGGACAGGTGGGTGCGGAAATATCCAATACCGCACGCCGTCGTTACAGCGGTTTTCGAACCGCCTGTCCGCCAATCCTATTCGAAAAAGGAAATGTAACAATGTCAAATTCTACTCAACTTCAAACCGTCTCTTTTTATGGTACAGATTTAATCACATTAAAATTCAACGATGTGGCATATACTGCTGTTCGTCCAATCGTTGAGGCTTTGGGATTATCTTGGGGTTCTCAGTCAATCAAACTTAATAAGAATAGAGAGAAATTCGGGTGTTTCGATATCGAAACACCTACAAATGGCGGTATGCAATCAATGCTCTGTATGCCACTTAAAAAACTCAATGGCTGGTTATTTAGCATTAACCCTGAAAAAGTTCGTCCCGATCTGAAAGATCGTGTAATTCAGTATCAAGAAGAATGTTTTGAAGCTCTCTACAATTACTGGAACTTTGGCAAAGCCGAACGCAAAACAACCACAGACGAACGCACAGGCTTACGACAAGCAGTCAGTGCTTTAGTGAGTAAAAAAGGTTTAATCTATTCCGATGCCTACTCACTTATTCATCAGCGTTTTAATGTTGAGCATATTGACGAGCTAACCCCTGAACAAGTCGGAATGGCGGTGGAGTATGTTCACAAAATTTATCTTGAAGGGGAGTTGATTATTGATGAGCCTAAGAAAGAAGATGAACAATTATTAAGATTACTTGTTTCAGCATACCATTTTTGCTACGAAGCCCACGAGTTACGAGAAAAGATTGTTAAAACATATATAGGCTGGGATATAGATAGACACTTTAGCCCACATTATCTTCATAACTTAGGCATTCCACTTGAACAATTTTTAGAAAAGACAAGAGATTTCATTCACTCTAATAGCGAACGCATTATGTTTGTTAAAGGAATGAACCATTTGCTAGAAGAACCGAAGCAAACAGCAAGATTTTAAGCAAAAATAAACGATAAAAAGACCGCTTGCGACCTAGCGTTGCAAGTGGCTTTTGTGTTGCAAAAAATAATGCGTTTAATCGCTCAAAAAGCGATTGACAGCTTGAGTAAAAAGTAGTATTTTTAAGCTATGCTTGCAATTCGTACAAGCGAGAGAAAGCGAAATAATTTTACAGCCCTGAGCAGAAATGCTTGGGGTTTTTTGTTTGGGGGAAGGGATGGAAATTACATTAGGCGATAAAATCAAAATCAATGGCGAAGAAGTGCCAGAGTATTTGCTCAAGGCACTTTATGAAGATTTGAAGATGAAATTTAAATCAGATGAAATTGAAGTTTCAGATATTATCCACGGTCAGCATATTGCCTCAAGTGGAATAAAAACTTCAAGTTTCACTTAAATTTGTATATATCTTTTTCTTTGTTGTAAGTCACACCTTCATACATTGAAGATACTATTTCTTTTACAAGAACTTCATCATTGACATTCATAAATACATGAACAAGTTCTTCTAAATATGCAGTGATTTGAACTTCGTTTGGATATTGAATGGCTTTATCAAGATTGTAGAAGATGGTTTGTCCGACATAGAAATGAATGGTATCTTTATTGATTAACGCTATATTTAAAGATGCGGTTTTAGTTTTTAGTGTAGGCTCAAGTTCCGTGTAGAAAACAATATCTATTTTTTTGTTGATATGAGCAAATTTACACAGAATGTTTGCCGCATCTGTAAAATTTTTAAAAAGTGGATATAAATCTTGATCAATATCTGAAATGGCAATATTAAAATAATGGCGATACTGCTCAGGAATGTTATTTAAGATTTGTTGACGGGATATTCTTGCTTTAATCATTGTAAACCTCTGTTATTTTATTGTGTGGAAACTTTATCTTAACAGAACTTATAGCTCACTGTAAAAAGTGGGCTTTTTTATTGCCTGAAACGAGGGCTAAGGTATGAAAAATGTTATGAGAGATATGGGAACACAGACGTATATTTGGTCTGGATTTAGTGGGATTATTGCGTGGTTGAGTGAGCAACAGAATTTAATGATTTTAAGTCTTGCGATTGGTATTGTGACGGCGTGTGCGAACTTGTATCAACGCTGTGACGAAGGTAAGGCGAAGCGTCGTGAACGTGAGCGAGCCGAAGAAGCTCATCAAATCAGAATGCAGATTTATCGGGTAAGGGCAGAGAGGTTAAGTAATGAGCAAGCTAAGAAAACTGGGTAAAGTTGGCGGTGGAGTTTGTTTTGTCAGTGCCATTATTGCGGTGTTGAATACAGATTTTCACGGTCAATTTCGTACAAGTAAGCAAGGGCTTGAAATTATCGGCGATGCAGAAGGTTGTAAACGAGAGCCTTATTTGTGTCCTGCAAATGTGCTTACCGTTGGTATTGGTTCAACGGAAGCGTCAAGCGGTAAGATTGAAAGAAAAGTTTACACGGACAAAGAGATTGCAGAACGGTGGTTGGTTGATATTCAGCACGCAGAAAAATGCGTGAAGCGTTACGCAAATGGTGGTGATATTCCGCAATCGGTGTTTGATGTTGCTACTTCGCTGACGTTTAATGCTGGGTGTGGCACCGTGAGTAAATCGACGTTCTTTCGTAAAATCAAATCAGGCGATTATGTTGGTGCCTGTAATGAGTTGCCTAAGTGGGTTTATTCAGGTGGCAAGAAGTTACGAGGGTTAGAAATCCGTCGTGAGAAAGAGAAGGCGTTATGTTTAGCTGGGTTAATAAAATCTTAATGGCATTGATTTTGGGCTTGTGTGCGTGGCTATGGGGTCAGTCACGGAGGATAGATAGCTTGACAGCCGAGAACCAAACACAAGCCCAAACTATTGAGCAACAGCAAGAAGCAAACAGTAAGCTGACAATGCAACTGCAACAAGAGCGACAAGCGGTGGAATATCAGCAAAGTATTGCAAATAAACTACGAAAGCAGGTGGAGCAGAGTAATGAACAGATTAAAGCTATTTTACAGAAAGAGCCGTGTAGCGTTACTGCTTTGCCTCGTCCTGTTGTCGATGAGCTTAAGCGGTTGCATAACAAAGACAAAGATTGAGTATTTATATCCTCCGCAAGCCTTTTTAGTGCCGTGTGAGCGGTCAGAGTTTGGTGGCACAACCTATGGTGATGCTATCGAGTATCTCGTTAAGGTGATGGGAGAACGTGACTTATGTGCGGGTCAGGTTGATAGCATTAGAGAGTGGTATAACAAATACAAATAAGAAATATGACCGCAGTCACTGCTTTCTGAGTACATTGCGGTTTTCTTTTGTGTAAAACAAATGCTACATAATTTGCATATGGTTTTGGGGTTGTTAGATAAATCCCCGAGAAAATACGCAAGTGATGTGATTTATATATAACAAATTTTAAGGATTTATCTTATGACCAAGAAAGACGAGGGTAAATCCACGTCTAAAGGCGTGGGTAAATCTAAATTAACGGATAAACAGCAAAGGTTTGTTGAAGAATATTTGATTGACCTTAACGCAACACAAGCGGCGATTAGAGCTGGTTATAGTGCGGACACTGCTCGGCAAATAGGAGCAGAAAACTTGTCAAAACTTGTCATCCAAGAAGCAATTCAAGAAGCACAAAACAAACGAGCTGAGCGTGTAAATGTTACTCAAGATGATGTTTTAAAGGGATTACTTGAAATCATCTCAATGAGTACAGGCAAGCAGAAAATCACAGAAACGGAGTTGAGTAAGGTTGATGGCTCTATTGTGCCTATGGACGTAGAGAAAGTTTGTTTTGAGCCGCACGCAGCAAATAAAGCACTTGAGCTGTTAGGTAAACATCTCGGTATGTTTAAGGATAAAGTCGATGTGACAAACTCTGACGGTTCACTTCGCCCTACGGTTATTGAGTTGGTAGCACCAAATGAAAATACAGCTTAATCTTCCCCCTAAACTGATACCGGTGTTTACACAGCAGAATGTGCGTTATCGTGGTGCTTATGGTGGTCGTGGTTCTGCTAAAACACGCACTTTTGCCAAGATGACTGCGGTTGTAGCGTATCAACGGGCAATGCAAGGCGAAAACGGTGTGATTTTGTGTGGTCGTGAGTTTATGAACTCGTTGGAAGACTCGTCATTAGAAGAAATTAAGCAAGCTATAAGAAGTGAGCCATGGTTGGCTGATTTCTTTGAGATTGGAGAAAAATATGTACGCACAAAGTGCGGTCGAATTTCCTATATTTTTACAGGTTTACGGCACAATCTTGACAGCATTAAATCAAAAGCACGGATTTTACTTGCGTGGATTGATGAAGCAGAAAGCGTGAGCGAAATGGCATGGCGGAAACTTCTGCCTACGGTGCGTGAAAACGGTTCGGAAATTTGGTTAACGTGGAACCCTGAAAAGAAAGGTTCGGCAACAGATTTACGCTTTAGACAGTATCAAGATGAAAGCATGGCGATTGTTGAGATGAATTATAGCGATAATCCGTGGTTTCCTGATGTATTAGAGCAAGAACGCTTAAGGGATAAAGCCCGTTTAGATGATGCGACTTATCGTTGGATTTGGGAAGGGGATTATCTTGAAGAAAGTGAGGCTCAAGTCTTTAGAGGAAAATATCAGGAACTTGAGTTTAAGCCTTTACCTGATTTTGAAGGTCCTTATCACGGGTTGGATTTCGGTTTTGCTCACGACCCAACCGCCGCAGTTAAATGCTGGGTGTTTAAGGATGAATTGTATATTGAATATGAGGCTGGCAAAGTCGGGTTAGAGCTTGATGATACAGCGACATTTTTGCAGAAAGGTATTGCCAGCATTGAGCAGTATGTAATACGAGCAGACTCAGCAAGACCTGAGTCTATTAGCTATTTAAAGCGACACGGCTTGCCTCGTATTGATGGCGTTTCAAAATGGAAAGGGAGTGTTGAAGATGGGATTGCTCATATTAAATCCTATAAGAAAATCTACATTCACCCACGTTGTCAGCAAACCTTGAATGAATTTCGCTTGTATAGCTATAAAACCGACCGCTTATCTGGCGATGTGTTGCCTGTTGTAATTGATGCACATAACCACTATATTGATGCGTTGCGGTATGCGCTTAATCCTCGTATTCAGCGGAAAGGGGATTTTAGCCAAAATCCACTTAAACTTTACTAAGGATAATTTATGTCTGATGTTTCTATTGTTATGCGTGAAATCAGGGCGTTGAATGAAAAAGGTGTGATGATTGATGATTTGCTTGGCGGTACTAAAACAATGCGGCAAGCAGGGAAGAAATACCTTTATCAATTCAGTCTTGAGGAAGAAGAGGCTTATAAAAACAGACTTAACCGCTCAACGCTTTATCCTGCTTTATCGGAAACGCTCTACCAAATGACAGGTAGAGTTTTTTTTGAGCCGATTACGACAAATAACGTTCACGATAAATTAAAGCAAGATATTTTGCCTGATGTGGATTTAGAGGGAAATAATGTCGATGTGTTTTCTTCTCGTTGGTTTAATGCAGGTTTAACTTATGGCGTGGCGTGGTGCTTAGTGGATTACACCCGTACTGAGAATATTCGTACCATTGCCGATGAGAAAGCCGTTAATGCTCGTCCTTATTTTATTTTGATTAAGCCTAAAAATGTTTTGGGATTTAAAACGGATAAAATCAAAGGGAAACGACAAATCACGCAGTTCCGCTATATGGAAGAAGTGTCGGTAGATGATGGCGAGTTTGGTTCGAAGATTGAAAAAATAATTTATGTGTACGAAATCGGCCGTATGCGTAAGTATAAAGCAACAGAGGGGCAATGGACGCTGATTGATGATGTGCAACTTCTTGCTCAAAATCGACCGCTTGAAGTGGTGCCTGTTGTGCCGTTTATTACGAAAGAAAGCAATGTGTTTGCATTAGGTGAGCCGCCGTTGCTTGAATTAGCCTATTTGAATATTAAGCACTGGCAATCACAATCCGATCAGGACAACATTTTAAATACTGCTCGCGTGCCGTTATTAGGGATTTTCTCCGATACTGAAGTCAATAAGCTACAAGTTGGCGGTAGTGCGTTGCATTTACCTGCAGGTTCTCAAATTGCTTATATCGAACATTCAGGTAATGCGATTAACGCAGGGCAAGACAGTTTGAAAGAGCTGGAAAGCCAAATGCGTGTTGCCGGGGCGAAACTCTTAGATAAAACCGTGTTAGCAATGACAGACAGTCAAGCCAAAGAAGAGCAAGGCAAAGAAATCAGTTTATTGCGACTGTATGCGAATAAATTTGAAGATGCGTTAGATTTAGCCTTGGAATATGTTGGGTTGTGGTTGGGTATTGATGATGTCGGTAAGGTAGAAATTAGCGGTAACATTGATGACGATCTCGATCCAAATGCCTCGATGGATATGGTCATTAAAATGCAACAAGCCGGCACGCTTTCAAAACAAACCGTATTTAATGAAGCAAAACGCCGTGGGTTGATTAGCGATAATGTGGAATGGGAAGATGAACAGGCTCGCTTAAATGAAGAGGGGGTAGAATATGACCTTGAGTTCGCAGGACAAGCCGAAACAAAGCCTGAATAGTCGTATTGCATACGCATTAACTGATCGCAAAATTCTGCATTTTCGTTATGATGCACATCTTAGACAGCAGGTAATGAAACAGCTGAGTAAAACACAACGTGAGTTGCTCAATCGTTTAGCAGCCGCAGGTGTGGATGCTTTACCTAAAAAGCAATTAGACACACTGCTTAAGGAGCTTAAGCAAGAAGTGGCAAAAGTCTATCAAGAAATGACCGCTTACACGCAAGACGAGTTAAGCGGTTTTTTCACGGCGGAAACCCAACATATTCATCAGCTTTACAATGATGAAGTCGGCTTTGATTTTTTTAATCAAGTGCCTGAATATAAGCAAAAAGCGAATAAAACCGCAACGATTATTGCAGGTTCACCCTTAGAAGATTGGTGGGCAAAGCAAGGCAATGATTTTGCCTTTAAGTTTGAGGGAATTATTCGCCAAGGGTTGTTAGATGGTCAACAAACAAGTCAAATGATTACCGATGTTAAGCATTTGATGAATACGTCTCGTAGACACGCTGAAACCTTAGTCATTACTGCAGTGGCTAAAGTGGCGGATAAAGCTCATCAAGCCTTAAGAGATGAAAACCTTGATATTTTGGCAGGAGAAAAACACCTTTCTACATTAGACACTCGAACATCAACCGTATGTCAATTAAGAGATGGGTTAATGTGGGATTTAGATAAAAAGCCGATAGACCACGATGTACCTTATCAACGACCGCCTTTGCACCCACGTTGCCGCAGTATTTTACAGCTTGTAACCAAGAGCTGGAAAGAGCTTGGGATTGATGCAGAAGAAATGCCGTCAAGCACGAGAGCAAGTCAAGACGGCCCTGTATCAGAGCAAATTAACTACGAAAATTGGTTGAAAAGCAAATCGCCTGAGCAACAAGATCAGGTATTGGGCAAAGGTAAGGCGGATTTATGGCGTAGAGGCGTGATTACTTTTGCGGATATGTTGGATCAGAGTGGGAGACCGTTGACGTTAAAAGATTTAAGTTATAGATTTGATCCAAATTATATTTATCCAGAAGTTGATACATTTGTATTAAAAGGGACAAAATTTACAAGAAAGCAGTTAGATAGAAAATTTAAGCATATTGAAGATTTTGGCTTTGATAATACTAAAAAAAATCCTAAAATGCTGAAACGATACCAAGAATCAATTATTGAGCATTTAAATGATGTTGAAACAATTGAGTTTGGGCGATATAGATTAGAGGGTTCAAGGGTTTTTTACAATAAAATCACTGGGATGGCGGTAGTAATAGATAAAGATGGAAATTTTGTTACTGCGTTTATTCCTAAAGATGAGCCCGATATGAACCGGTTTCAGTTATCTAATTATTTGAAAAGTGGATATTTACGATGACAAACAAAGAATTTGCTAAACAAGAATGGGATAAAGCTGCTAATGCGGTTTCTTATTTGAAGTCATCTCATTCAAAATTAGATTTTAAGCAGCATTGTATTGATCTTCTAGATGGGAAGAACAGTGTAGATTATTTTATTCTATTGATAACTTGGACTTGGAATAATCATCTTGTTGAATTAAATGGGCTTAGCGGTTTAACTCATTGGGCTATTTGGACGTGCTGTGAAGATTATCCGTTATCAGATGATGACGAGTATCCAGTGTACCCTGCAAATGTTGGTGAATTTAAAGAGGCTGTACAACTTGCTTTAGATGATAATTATTATGCTATTTGGGAAAGACTAGGTCTAAGCGATCAGGAAATTAAAGATCTTTCTCAATAAACTATTTCTACTAACCTAGCCTAAGTGCTAGGTTTTTTTATACCAAAATTTCAACTAAACCGCTTATACAGCAATGTGTAAGCGGTTTTTTATTACCTGTAAGATAGAGATGTACACTCGACAAGTAGCGTTTGTGTCTCCCACTCGCTATTTCTTACAGGTTTCTTTTTAGTGGGAAGAAACTAGGAGGCATTTATGCAAGCATTAAAAGCAAAATTCTTTGGTTCAGAAATTTTAGTCATCAATCATAACAGCAAGCCTTATGTACCGATGAAACAGATTGTAGAAAATATCGGTTTAGTCTGGCACGCACAATTCGAGCGATTACAGCGCAATGAGGTTCTTTCGCAAGGTATTCGTGTTATACGAATACCTTCAAATGGTGGTGAACAAGAAGCGGTTTGTTTACCATTGCACTATCTCAATGGGTGGCTATTTGGGGTCAAAGTTTCCAAAGTTAAGCCAGAATTAAAAGAGAAACTTATTCGTTATCAAAAAGAATGTTACGAAGTGCTTTGGGATTACTGGACTACGGGCGTAGCGAAGTGGGATGAAATTCGACAACGGCGAGAAGTTCTAGAAGAAAATGAAAACGCATCAAAAAAACGTGCAAGCGAAGCAGGACGAGCATTACAAAAACGAAAATTAGAAAAGCATACTTATGAAATTGGTATAGCACGGCTAGATAGAATGGAACAGTTATTACTTGATATTTAAGGTGTGGTTATGACGATCATACCTTTTTTATTACCTGAAACCTAACCGCACTTTCGCAAGATCGTGCGGTTTTTTATTGTCCACGTTTCGGAAGAAACACAAACTTACTTAGGAAGGAAATCCAAATGAAATTAAAACTCGATGAAAAAGGCAATGTTGTGGTTGTAGATGGTAAACCCGTGTATATCCACGATGACGGGAAGGAAATCCCTTTTGATGCACCGCAAGCAATGCAAAAAATTTCTTCGCTCAATGCTGAAAACAAACAACACCGTGAGGCTAAAGAGAAAGCGGAAGCGGAACTCAAAAAGTTTGACGGGATTGATGATGTAGCAAAAGCAAAAGAAGCCTTAAAAACGGTGGAAAACCTTGACGCTAAAAAACTGATTGATGCAGGTGAAGCGGAAAAGGTTAAACAAGAAGTGATTAAGGGTTATGAGCAAAAGCTGGCAGATGCCAAAGCGTTAGCAGAGAAAGTACAAGGGCAGTTGCATACTGAGTTAATTGGAGGTTCGTTTGCTCGCTCTAAGTTTGTCACAGAGAAATTGGCAATGCCTGTTGATGTGGCTCAAGCGTTCTTTGGTAAGCATTTTAGCATTGATGAAAACGGTGCAATTTTGGCAAAAGATGCGTTTGGCAACGAAATTTTCAGTCGAGTGAAACCAGGGCAACGAGCGGATTTTGAAGAAGCGTTAGAGACTTTAGTGGATGCTTACCCTAACAAAGATTCTATTCTAAAAGGCTCTGGCTCAAGCGGTGGTGGCGGTGGTGCAGGCTCTCCCGCTGGCAAACAATTTAAACGTAGCCAAATGACCCCTGAAGAGATGAACAAGTTTATTCAGGAGCACGGTCGTGAGGCATATCTTAATCTACCTAAAGAATAAAGGAAAACATTATGGCAACAGGCTTAAACAAAGATGTGATTATCTACAATGAACTGGCTCAAACTGCATATTTAGAGCGTATTCAAGATAATCTTAATGTATTTAATGCTGCTTCAAACGGCTGCATTTTATTGCAAGATGAGAATATCCAAGGCGATTTTCGAAAACAATCTTTTTACAAAATCGGTGGTTCTTTGGAACATCGTGATGTAAATAGTAATGGCGCGGTTGAGAATAAAACCATTGCGATGGGTGAAATGGTTGGCGTGAAAATTCCGTTTAAATACGGCCCTTATGCAATTACGGAAGAGGCAATGAAACGCCGAGCGAGAAGCACGGAGGAGTTTTCTATCCTTATTGGCCAAGACTATGCGGACGCATTATTAGACGGTTATTTTAAATACTTGACTGCTGGTGCAATGGCGGCAATTGGGACGAATGCTGAGATGAAAGCCTCGGCGTCTATTGCAACCGATCA